AGTCCCTGCTTCTTGAATTACCCATTTAACAGACCACTTGGCCTTTCTCCTTGATCCATAGTTGAGAGAATTTGTCTTTATCAAACTTGACAAAGACACGGTACTTTGTTATCAAACGAGACACATCTTTCCATATAAAATCGTTTGCTAACATAGTATTGTTACTATACACGAAATTAAACAATTTGTCAAGAATAACTAGGGTTTCAAGACTAATTTTTTTACCAAGGTATAGTTTTAGTGCTAAGGGATGTTGACCATCACTAATCAATGGATTAACATTTGCTTTTTCTGCCTCTAACATAAGTGTAGAGATATCTTGTGTAAACAGATATGTCAACTTCTCTTTTCTGGCCTTCCAGTCCCGATATACATTATCACTTTCTGCATCAAATAGACCATTATGTCCATTGACAAAGTTAGCCACAAAAAAGTCTACCATTTCAGTAAAACTAAATCGTTTGGCTAACTTGCGAAACAATAGAACATCCTTACGTTTAAGAAAGGTTTCTCTCTTGCATCTAACGCCTGATTTTGTTTTTGTGATGTCATAATCATCGGAAGTAAAATGAAGTTTGAGTGACATATAGACACGGTAAACTTCGAAAGAATCCATTAGAAGGGTAGCTTTCCATCCTTGCGCTTCAACATATTTAGTTCTTCTGCTTCCGCGCGAATCTTTTCCTTGAGTGAAGTAGTCAACAGAATCGATGCCGATTCCATTTCAATCTCATTCTTCACGCAATAATCAACTAGTAAGTCCATACACGGTAGACCTGTTGTTGATGCTTGCTTCTCAATAAATTGAGAAAACTCAGTAGAAGTTCTAAACTTCTTCGTAATCAGAAATTCGTTGCTGATTTCATCTACCACTTGAAAATCCTCGACCATAAAATTGTGTTCCACTCATTTCATTTTTATCAAAAAGATACCAACAAGCATTGTCCTTGCCAGTAAACTTACTATCTTCAATCCACTTTACTCTACCGATGGCCACAACCTTACTACAATATTGTAGATAGGGTATCGCTTGTTTAGTATGCATCCAGTCAGCATCAAAGAGAAGCCACGTAGGACGAATACTAGCGAATCTATCAATCAATGGATGTAGTATCCATCGCGACCAAGGCGGATTAGTTATAATATACTCGGTATTTGCGGGAATGTCAACAGTTAATGCATCATATTTTTCAATAAAAGTGTCTTTGGGATCAAGGTCAGAAACCAAAGTAGCCACTGCATTACTGTCTGTTAAGGTGTCGATATGCCTACAGAGTCTACCGTCGCCAGCACAAGGCTCAGCGAAGGTAAACTCCGAGGGAAGAAAGGGTAAGAGAGGCTTTACTGCATCCAACGGTGTTGGATAGAAATCATTCTTACGATGTTCAAAGTTGCTTCTCTTACCCATTCATTATCCTGCATAAAATATATGATCACCAATTTTAGCTACTCTACGAAGATTCCAACCTGGATTTACATAGTCGGCATGGTAGAATAAAACGTTACGACTTAATATACCGTCGTTTGCCCCATAAAGCAATACTTTTTCGGCAACTTTCTTAGATTCAGCATATTGTTGCGCACTACGCACACTCTTCTTTCCTTCGCACACCCATGAGAACTGACACACACGCTTTGTTCTCTGGTATACAACGGAGCATACTGATTTCGGAAACTTGGGGCTATTTACTCGATTGATAGTGACCGCAGCGACCGCCAATTTACCCTTAGTTGACTGGTTACCAGCCTCATAGTAAATGTTATCTGCTAGGCACTTCAATTCTCTATTGTTTGCCAGACGAATATTTTGTGTCTGGATTCTTTGTTGTGTTACTTTTCGTTGTTGTTCTCGGGCATCATCTTTGATGTCCTGGATTACTTCTCCGACGCCGAGGGAATATTCCCTTGCTTCTCTTTCGATGGCAGTTTCAGCATATGAATTAAATCCATATAAACCATAACTTAATAGTGTAATAATCGAAAGAAACTTGAAAAACTTCTTATTAAAGGAAGTCATCTTATTTCCATTTTTTTGTTATACTTGAGAGGGTATTAGCCAGTGACTCCCCACACTGATTGCCCGAAGACAAAAATGACCCATTGTGCTTGCTGTTGTCAGGGTCGCACAATGGGTCATACAACTATTTAGCATTCGTAGGTTCTTATACCACGCATTTCATCGTATAAACAGAACAGGTGATAGTTTTATTCTGTTTCGAGGGAAAACTATCAAAAACCCAATGAGATTATGCGGCTAGCGCATATCCTGCAAAGGCAACGTTATCGTTTGCATTTACGTTTTGTGGCACTTTGCCAAGCAATCAGTCTCGAACCGCCCTATTACACGAAAATCGAATTCCATGGTCACCCCCATCATAGATGCACCGTCGGAGCGTACCATATCCGGTGCTAGAGTCATTTGTGCGAGGTCTTACTTACAAAGCACCGATGCATCTATGGTGGAGGTGCGGGGAGTCGAACCCCGGTCTTTCCGCCTTTATTGTTGATTGTCAACAACTGATAATCTATTTATATACTAGTTTGCTTTAAAAGTCAACCGTTTTTATAGATTAAAATTGATACTCTCTCCGCAGCCGCAACTGCTTGATGCGAGAGGCGCTTGTATTTCGATAACACTACCGATAATATCAACTTTCTTATTCACGGTGCTACCAATAAGATAGAGTTCAGATGGTCTATCTAACCAGAACGTCCAGTCATCATACTCTTGCGGAAAGTCATCTTCTACTAGTTCGGCTGCACTCTTTACCAAATCCCACTTGTAACTGAATCCAGCACATCCACCACCTGCAAGAGACAGTCGGACACCTAGTGCGTTATTTGAAACGGAGACATTACGAAAATGCTCCAGTGCAGATTCCGTAAACTGTATGCGATCTTTTATCATCAAACTATTTATCACGACTCGCTTCGAATAAGTCACGAGTTTCGATAAGTTTTTTAGCCCAGTTGTCACGCTTTTCTATGAACACCTGAGGCTCGTCACCATCTACGGCAATCAAGATGATAAGATAAGGAACAGGAATACCAGTGCGCTCTTCATACATAATTGCATATGCAGCGGTCTGCATAAAGTATGAACTGATATATTCCTTCTTCTTAGGACGATTAGAAGTCTTAAAGTCAATAACGGCCCGAGTGCCGTTGTATTCACCGATACAGTCAACACGACCAGCCATACGTAAGAAGTCGCTGTATAATGCCAGCTCTTGGCAATGAATGTTGTCGATAGGCTCAAGAATTGTTTTGAACTTAGTGAACATCTCCTTGTCGAGCAAGGACGCTTTCACACCATCAAAATCGACTTCTTCATTCTTTAGATATGCTTCGGTAAGAGTGTGGATTTTAGTTCCACGAGTAGAAGCCTGCTTAGAAATTCTATCGGCTTCTTCTTCACCAACTCGCTCACGCCACTTGTTGATTGAGTCTTTGTTTAAGACTCCTAGAACGGTGGTAGCAGAAGGATATCCAACGCCAGAGGCATTGACGTAAACTCTGCTACCATCCGCTTTAGTTTCATCTTGGGCGAAATCGGTATAATCATAGATTGTTTTGAACATACACTATGTATAGCATGATTCGCTTATCTTGTCAAGTCTTTTATGCGTATCTCTCCTCATATTCTAGTCTGGCCAGAATATATTCCTTAACCAATTTCGACCTTACTATATCATGAACAGTAAACTCTAGTGTTTTGAACGAAGGCATTAGTTCTGCGATAGCGATAAACTTTTGAAGTCCCGACATATCGTTCTTTTTATATAAATCAGTTTGACGGAAATCCCCGCAAAAGATGATCTTTGAGTTTCTGCCAATTCGGGTCATAATCGAATTGAGTTCCATGTCCGTCATATTCTGACATTCATCAACAATGACGATGGAATTATCTAGAGTGATACCACGAACAAACGAGGTGATCATAAAGTTCACCGACTTTTGTTCTTGCAATCGCTGAAATGGCTGGATGTGATTAAACAAATCCTCGCAGATTTCTACATAAGGTAACTGATAAACTTCTGTCTTTTCTTTTTCGTCTCCTGGTAGGTGACCAATTTCTCTTGATGGAACAGCAGAGCGGACTATTACCACTCGCTCAAATACTGTTTCTGGATCTAGTGCTTCTTCTAGTGCTTTAAAAAGCGCGATGTAGGTTTTCCCTGTTCCTGCTACACCGTGTAATAAAATTGCTGGGGACTGTTGATCGTAAAGTTCAAAAAATCGTCTCTGATTAAAGTTTTTTGGTTGAATATGCTTGAGGTCTTCGTATTTTACTTTGCATAGCTTACTCTTCTCTAAGGTTACAGGAGCATCGTTATTTGAGACAACTTGTAATGGGATTTGTTTTTTTCTTGCCATGACAGTCCTTTAGGGGGTTTGAGTTGATACAAAAAAGGCGACCCTGCTATTGCAGAGTCGCCAAGTGCCGAGGGAGGCACGATAACTGGAGGAGGTGAGATCGGTATAACTGTCTTCATGTAGTTATTTATTGAGTTGCGTCTTTCCACCAGCTAGGAATATCACGATTTTTCCATTTTGCCATAGTTTTTTTCGCACCGATATAATAGTTACGATATGACTGTAAGGAGTCGCCCGATACTTTGTATTCGTCTGGCATAGCAGGTGTCGGCTGTGTCAGATGACTTACAGGAATATTTTGAGGAGGTTTACGAAGAAAATAAACTAGCCGTTCGGTAGCATGGAATTTACCATAGCGATGCGTGTATTCCAAAAGCAGGGATTGGAATAGACACATAAGCCAGTTATAATTATTGTTAGACTGGCGAACCCAGACAGCACTCGGATGATTGATATGCGTGGCTTTGTAGAGAACTGTTTCGAGGGTGGGGTCTTCCATTCGCCAACGCTTGATTGATCGGCCATTAGCAGTCTTGTCCAGATATTGTTCGCCGTCAATTACACGGTGAGCGGTAGATAACAGTTGTGCGTATTCTATAATCATCTTAACAACATGCTTGTCATTATGATATTCAGCACACTTGGAAACGTCACGGTCCAAATAAAAGATATTCATGGTATATTAACTTTCTTCGATAGACTCACGTATGCAGCGAATGTGATTCTTTGCTACATTTGATATTATATCAGATTGGCTAGCAATGTCAAGACATTCTATAACTTCAATTGGGTCCATTTCTAATAAATCGTCTATCATGTTTCTTTCTGGAGTAACTCCGAAAGCATTGACGCAAAATAAAACAATCTCTATATCGGCATCCGTATACAACGGTATGCGATAGCGTCTAGGTTCCTTACGAAACTTATCTGGAAACTTGAGGATGTTATTCATTTAATTATTTATATTTTTCTCTATGATATCGATAACATTTATGGAATTAACGACAGAAGAATATTGTTTTCCAAGATCAAAATTATAATTACAATTCTCTATCGCATTCGAAATTGTGTCGATATTATAGTTGCTAGGATCGATTACAGTAATAAGATAAGACAATAGTTCTGCATTTACTTTATTTTCTGGCATCTGAGGAACTGCGATCTGAGGAGTATTAGATGCAAGACATTTACCTATTGTTCCGATTCCTCCGTGAGTAACTACCATAGATGCTAGTGGAAATAGTTTACTGTGTGGTATAGGGAAATCACACACAAAAATATTATCGTGGCGCACATCCGATTTACCTAGAAGTATTGATCTATATTTTTTTGCTATTTCTACTGTAATCTCATTGAAATTTGGCGGATCCATCATATGTTTACTACCAGAACCCATTGCAAATACTACTGGGGGATAACCGGATTCTATAAAATCTAACAACTCTACTGGCAAATCATCACACTCTTCATAATGAATAAAGTTACCAAACACCACACTGGGATTATTAGTGTTGACGTAGAATTTAGGAAATAAAGTTATTTTAGTATTATTATTCGAAAAGATGTCCATAGAAATGTTCGTTGCTGCATTCAAATTTAATTTTTTCCGGCATTCGTTTAACGCTGTAAGTCCAATATCGTTCAAAAACTTAGTTCTTGTTTCCGTGCCGTCATAGTCAAAATACATGGAAGATATTAACAATTCTATATTTTTAATATTGTAATAATCCGATACAACACCCGATATGGCGCATAACGGATGAGAGAGGATTACATCTACATCTTTACACGCTTCTAAGACAGTATCAATTCTATGAAATGCATTTTGTAATAGATTTTCAAGTATGCCATATATCATTCTTCCGTAAGAAGGAGAGCTTTCTTCCAACTCTTTTGATAGAACATCACCCATATAATAGCAGCATGTGAAATCAGTTGTCTTGTCAGAAAATTCTTCTGGTATTACCAAAAGAGTTTCATACCCCAAAGTTTCTAGTCTCTTCGCAATTTCCAAGAATGGCCCAACATCACCGTAAAATGAACCACCCGCAAATAATGCAATTTTCATGAGAAGACTTTTACACCATATTTCGCTTCGAAATCATCTGCATCTTTATAGTTATTTACCATGGGCATACCTTTGATATTGAGACTTGTATTCAATAACATCGGACATCCAGTTTCTTTGTGCCATCTACTAAGAAGTTCGTATAGTCCAGGATGTTGCTCTTTTGTCACAGTTTGGACACGAGATGTCCCATCAGCATGAACAATAGCAGGAAACTGATCAGGATATTTGCATCTTGAAGTATATTGCATATAAGGGGAGTCTTCCCATGACATTTCAAAGTAGTCTCTCGCATGTTCTGCCAGAATGACTGGAGCGAACGGACGAAACTTCTGTCGTTGCTTGATTTCATTAACTTTGTCCTTTATATCATGGCCGCGTGGGTCAGCAAGTAGACTGCGATTGCCTAATGCCCTCGGTCCAAATTCAGCAGGTCCATTTGCAACTCCTACTATACCAGTCTTATGCAGTTCTGTCAATAGTCTGTCAACCGGATATTCTCCGCCAATATCTGCGCCTAGATATGGACCCTTCCAGTTCAATTTTTGTCTGTTGTTAGCAGCAATCGCACCAAGAGAACTGCCTGCATCACCGGGGTTTGGCATAATCCAAACGTTCTTAAAGTATTTTCTAGCAAGATGATTTGCAGAACAGTTTAGCGCACATCCACCCATGAGAACAAGATTATCTTGATTGACATCCTTCATCTTTGCTCGAACTAGAAGTTTGTCGAATTCTTCTTCGTATACTTTTTGCGTTGCTGCGGCAACACTGTATATATCCAGACCAGTGTCATCAATACGCCACCAACGACATCCGCGATGCAGGTTCTCAGATTCCCAAAGAAGTCTAACTTCGTCGTAATATTTTTCAGCATCGCCATATGCTACCATTCCCATTAAAATGTATTCGTCTTCGTTGGCCTTCAATCCAATTCTATCTGTCATAGCCGAATAAAAAAGACCAAGAGATTTTGGATAATCCATGGACCACTTCTTTTTCAGTTTCTCACCGGAACATTTCCAGATAGAAGCGGTATCAAATTCACCGATAGCGTCAATAACTAGAGAGGTTGCATTCTCATACGGCGAAGTGTAGAAGCCAGCCGCGGCATGTGATTCGTGATGAAATGCAAATTCTACGGGAACACCTTCTAGTCCGAAAGCAGCAAGATATTGTCTAACGCTAAATCTAACGAGGCCCTGTCCAGCAAGTAATCGCCTCATTGCTCTAAGTTTGGGTTTTTCATACCAGTGAATTTTTCCTGGTTTACCAAACTTCAATGCAGCATGAATCAGATCATCATTTAGGTCTTTGTCGTTTTTTATTCCCGAATATCTTTCTGAATGGGAAGCAAACAAAATTTCATTACCAGAAACAACAGTTAAAGACGCATCGTGCCCGGCCGCAGATATACCCCATTCAATCATAAAGAATCCTATTTTGGTTTTATCAAATAATCATATATTTCAGTGGCAAACATTTTGTGAGCTTCGATACCAGCATGTCCATATGCACATCTTTCACCCGTATATTTATACATTGAGCCCACAGGTACAAAATTCAATCTATCAAAGGTATCTTGATAAATCGTTTTTAAACGTTTAATTAAATCAATGTCTGTTTTTGTTTTTAAGAATTTTAAATTAGAATGATGACTATGTGGATCATCAGGATAAGGAATGTAGGGATGCGTTTCTATAAAAATATGTGGCACATTTTCTTGGTGTAAAGCAGTTTGTATTGACCGTAAAATAATCATATTGTTCAAGGCTACTTGATATTCATTATTAATTTGTATCAGTGCGTCATACAAGGGCTCTAGTTTCTTTAATGTGTGTCTATGAGACATAATAAAATCATATACATTACCTTCTTCATCTATGATCATATCTCTCACAGGAGATGTCGCTCCTATAAATACCACATCACCATCTTTGTAATAACCATTTGCTATATCAGACAGTATATTAAACAATATCTTTTTTTGAGACGTGCCAGGCTCAGCAAAGTTCACATATTCCACAGATAACATATCACTAAGATGTTTTGCGTATGAATATTGATTACACAATTTCTCATATCGGTCAATAGCTAATTCCGAAGATACTGGATCCAACATAGCGGCAACTTTACCATATAATTGTGTATTCCAGTTGAACGGACCATATCTCATTTTCAAAGTATTGACTTCTTTGAGCGACATATCGAATATATCGGCATCTGCCAATTCAGACCCAGCAGTATTGGAACAGCCATAAAAAATTGCTCTTTTTATGTTGTATTCTTGAATATTATGGTATCTTATCGACACTTAGCTCGTTCCACAAACTATAAAAGTTTACATCTTTATTTAAAAGTTTTGTTTCCAGTTCTTCGATCCAAGAATCAAATTCAATTTTTTCATCGTTTACGTTCGTAACTTCATTGTCATCAACGTGGGTTAAAAGACTTTCTCTAATGTTAACTAGCTGAATAATATCAGCAGAAAAGTATGTTTCATATTTGTCTATGCATGTGTCAAGTTGTTCTATTGCCAGCTTTTTTATTTCAGGTGTCGAGGCAAAAACATTAAGAGAAATGGGCGAAGTTAATAATTGAAATGTAATGCTGTCAAAATAATCACTGTAATAAACATAATCACAGAATTCAACCAAACTCAAAGCACTAGGCAAACAATATGTGGCGTGAATTGCAAGTTTACTATCACTAGTATTGCTAATATATTTGAAATTCTCTTCGAACAAGTCCCATTTTGCACCGTGTCTAATATATTCGAATTTTTGTTTAATAGTTTCGAAGCTAACTGCCCACTTAACCTTATTTCCTAGAGTTAGTAGCTTTTTGGCAACGTCATTGTTTTTAACATCTATTGCCATATTGGAGAGAACATAATAGTGCTTATCCGGCAGAATATCGATCAAATCTAGATTTTGTTTCTGTAGTAGTGGCTCACCGCCCAAAAGTTCTACGCTAAAAACATCATCTTTATTGTCTCGGATAAATTCTAGCAGTCGAGCATCAGTATCTTCCGAGTTTTTCTCAAAATTGTCTTGGAGTATAGATGCCCACTTAGAACTAAATTGTGAATTACAGTAAATGCAACTTAGGTTACATGTGTTATTCCATCTCAGATCCATAGAGGTCAATTGAAAATCTGCTGGTTCAGAGAAGTTTTTAGGATTAGTAATCTTTCGTTGCGATATACTTCCACCTTTTTCTGCTAAATCACAATAAGAACAGTAACTCTCTTGCTTACCCAATAAAATATTTTCTCTAATTTTATTG